ATAATTTGTGTATATCAAAAAATATTAAAGTGATAACTGAGCGTTTATCTAATGAAAAATTGACCGTGTTATTTAATATGTCTGATTATTGCGTTACATGTACCAGGGGTGAAGGTGTGGGATTATTACATTTAGAATCAAAATATTTTAATAAACCTATCATAAGTCATAATAAAGGAGTCTTTGCTGATTTGGGTGTGGATATAATCACGTTACCTTCTACGACAACTAACATTGATTATACACACGTTCCAGAATTTTTGAAACAAGTGTTTTATGGTAAGTGGTGGGAAGTAGATGAAAATGAATCTGTACAAATCATAAAATCTTTATTACATAACCATACTAGCAACTAACTTTACCTTATTTACATAATATACGTATCCACCTATAAGAACAGCCAGAGCTAGAAGAATATAGTTAAATGACATTTTCTTACGTTTCTTCTCTGTTTCTTCTATAATCCTCTCAGCCGTTTCTTTATTTGGGAGTTTATCAACACTCTGATGTAACATCTCTATCTTACCTATGAGGGCGTGTATAGCATCTAATATTTGAGCTTCCTTCGTTACAGGTTTTTCTTTATGATTTACCGTAGTCACTTCTAATACCATATACCACGCAGCATCCGGTTGTAATGTTCTATAATCACCGTCATCTTGTTGCTCATATATGGTAAAATTTAACTTTTGTATAGATATAGGGTTAAAATAATTTGTTTTACGGTTAAAGCTTTTCCACTGTTTGTCTCGTAGAACGATTCCACTACTTCCCGTGAAATGTCGTTCAAGCGGCACTCTCGCAAATATTCTCCCGTGACGCTCATCCAGCATCTGAGCGACTTGCGGGACTTCTGGACAAACGATGTCTACGTATTTAGCCACGTTTGTGTTAAGTGTGGATGTATTTTCTCCCACTTGAGTTATGTAAAAATCTACCATCTTGACACCGAGAACTTTACTGTAGTCTTCGACGTGTGTGTTCGACGTGAGTGATAAATCTAATGAAAATGTATTGTTCGTTCCAGTGACGTATCTAGAATCCAATACGATGTATTGTACTTTTTTAGGTATATCGTATATCGATTCCATTCTACTATGTTCAAAGAAATAAAAAAACCTAAGTCGACCACAACTTTTCTAAAAATCAAGATGTCCGAAATCATGGAGACCCCGCAACTGACAGAAGTCGAGCTTCTTCGCGCTGAAATCGAAGTGCTCCGTAAAGAAAATGAAGAGTTAAAATCAAGAGTAAAACCTAAGAAAATCAAACCTATCAAGATCAAGTGCCCGTTTATAACTGCTAAAGGTGTACAGTGTCGCAAGTTTTGTGCAGAAGGGATGACTACATGTAAAGTTCATTCGAGACCACTCAAGGCACCAAAGGAACCCAAACCGCCGCGACCGAAACGCCAGGCTTGTACAGGGATCAATATTCGCGGAAATTCTTGTAGGCGAAAATGTTTGGATGGAAAGACCTTTTGTGAAAGACATGACCCGGATAATCCCATCGTCCCTAAAAAAACGAAGCGAGCGCTCAAAAAAAGCACACCCGAACACAACCATCTCCCCGGCGTAAAGCCTACCACGCGTTGTATGTTATGTGAGACACACGGCGACTTATTCGACGTGAGCGTCTGTAACGTTCAATATGTCGAAACACCCGGTGAAGATGGAATGACACTTAGTGAGCGTGTAGCCGAGTACGATAGAACTTAATGTATAAAAAAATAGTTGGTAATATAAATGTTCACACCCATTGGAAATATTATAGCTATAATGAGTATCATATTTGCTCCAGTATACGTTATAGATAAATACTTACCAAAAAAGCCAGAACCCATAACCCCTAAAAACGAAGAGTTCAATAAGCCTTTCGTGTTTACAGGGAGAAATAAATATTCGCCGAACTTCTCTAAAAACCATCCATGATCATACCATCTACATAGACAAAATTAAAGAATTGTTCCGTTCATATTTAAATGAAATACTGCACCGTGACATGTTATATGTCTAAAGGTCCAGAAATAGAGAGTAATAATCATATATGTGCTGAACGCAAACTTTTAAAACATTTATATAACGAATGTTTAAAGAGTGGATACAAACCCCACCAGTTTACATCATGGTTACATAGAAAATATGGCGAGTTAGTTGTATCGAGACGAACTGTATTCGGTGATAGTATATCTATGCCATGTGTGATATGTAGGAAATTTTTACAAAAACACGATGTTAGATGGACGGCCTACGATGGTTGTCAGTGGGTTCATAGTAAAAAAACGGATGATTTACCAGTTTCTAGACCTACAAGAAAACAAATACAAACCTTGGGATTTTGTAATTGACCTAAGTTCGTGTCGAGATGGTATGAAAGTAAAACATGAATATCTTCTTTCTTTCACTAGACCCCAAAGAGATCGCAGAACTATCTTGTGACCAACATGTGATAAAAATTCAACTTGAAATCTGTCAGATGTTGTACACCGCGTGGTTCTATTCCGGCGAAGAGGATACTGTACAAGCTAAAGCCCCATTCACCAAAACGAAGACTCGTAGGGGGTATAAACCCGCACACAAAAAGCATCCAATGACTATGTGGATCGCGTCGAGTTTACAAAATTATTTGTACGCGTGTGATATCGGCATTGCTTTGAGTGACGAATATACTAAGCGATACGGTAAAATTCATACATGCGCCGAACATTTGTATTGGCTTCGTGATAACCACCCTTCGTTTTTCGAAGAACATATCAGTGATACGGCGTATTATTCAACTGAAGGTATTCCGGAATGTATGCCAGAACAGTATAAGACCCCTAATGTGGTTGAAGCATATAAGGAATATTATATCAACGATAAGGCATCATTCGCGCGATATAAAACGGAGTGCCCATCTTTCATCAGGGAGTATGTAAACTAATCGTTACAGAAAAAATTCTTAATAATAGTAATGATCACCTTAGTGGTGACGATACTTTTGATCGTCGTGTTTTTATTTGTGACACGAAAACGACGATCAGAATATTATGAAGAGGATATTGAGATGGGTCCTTCAGAAGATGCACCGGTCAGACCTAGATCTCTTGTTCACAAACTTCTAAAAGGTATTGATAAAATAGAAAAGAAAAGAACGCAAGATGTGATACTTCACGACGCTTTTTTGAAACAGGTGGATATGAAGGCTGCCAATGTACAAGGTACACAAGACGAAATTGAAAACGAAATACGAGAGAGTGTTGACGAAGAATTAAAATTTGTCAAAAAGTATACAGGGTTGGTAGAGGATCATATTTACGAAAATAAAACGTTACCGGAGGATAAAACGTATGATGAAGTGGCAGAGGATGCCTACGACGGTTTACGGAAAAATATAAACACTCAATTGATGGTAAAGGGGCAAGAGTATAAAGAAAGGCAGATAAGTGAACTTGCTCTAAGAACGGAGCAAAGACAAGTAATGGATAAAGAGGTAAAGGATACTACTATTTTAAAATCGGATTTGGGCGAAGGACTCCGGGTATTGGAAGATACTTTACCGAAGATAGAGGCCGACGCAAATGCCATAGACGCGGGTGATTTACCTACATCCAATTTGGGTAAAGATGCGTTACTTTCTCAGACAGAAGACGCTCTCAATGAGTCATCTCCGCATACACAGAATATGGCTTCTTTATTTGCTAGTGCAGCGATCCCAGGTCTTCAGAAACTACCCGATGTTGCACCCGTTAACCCAGGTGAAATCAAAGAACCATCATCCACTGGCGATAGATCAAAACTAATCCAATTCTCCGAAGTTGGTAATATTTTTGATGATTATTACGCTATCCAAGATCCGGGTGGCTACTGGTCTGAAAATGGTCATAAACCTATAGATCCAGATACAGGTAAATGGAGGAGAGAAAAGGTGCAAATGAAAATTAGTTGTGGAAGTACGTTAAATCACGGGGACGAGCAGTTTCATTATACGAACGATACTTTTTGGGAAAATTCTCGTAAGGGACTTCCAGGTACGATAGAAATCGTCACACCCTTCGGCGCCGGCACACCATTTGAAGGACCTGGGGGGATGCGACGCGATTCTCGATATGCAAGATATTTCTATTCAAGACCCATGAGAACATACGGAGAGTCGTGTCTGGGTAAGGATGGGAGCGATTTTGGGTCCCAATTTTCTGCAACTTTTCAAGAATGTGCAGACCTCTGTGAAAGATATGACAATTGTTCCGCATTTTCAATTGATCCTATTTTTGATACAGAGCTAGGTCATTATAGCAGAGCCAGTGATACAGATAAGGGTGAACCATTTATGTCACTTACGGCCGGCCCGGATACAATTAACGGTGTCGCTAATAAATTTAAAAATAAGTACTGGTGCAAACTACAAAAGTATGGTGAGAGAAGATTTGATATTGGAACGTTTAGTGGTGAAACTATATTTGCTAAATACGAAGACGGATATTTAAAAGATCCTTTGATAAAAGAGCACATAGCTAAAAAAATAGATGCAAATACCACAGATATTAAGGGGCAAGGTGATTATGCACACCCTAAATTTCCTCGAACATGCGATGATTCTCCGTTAAGGAGTGAAGTAAAACGGAACATAGACACATACCCACCCAGCGACCGTGGGTATCAAGATAGAAATTCTGGGAGTGTTAGGGCCGAGTCGCGCAAAGGTGGTGTTGAGGGCGCGAGCCGGCAGTATCAACAAACTGATAAAGGTAGAAGCCAGTTACCAACTTCCGTTCAAAATTCTTACGCACTTCCAGCTGATTCTGCGAGATTTACAAATGCGTCGTGGGTATATCCGGATATTGGTGGAGCTTGTGAACAAAACGGTAAAAATGAAAAAACTGCGTTTCCGGGTGTATTTAGAACGGGCGATGACGTTGACCCATCGACACAGATTCAGTTAGGGTGTCCCATTCAGTTCCGTGGTCAATATAATTTAGGTTGGGCGAATGGCGGTGAGGCGGATGATACTAATATTGTCAGGGACAAAATGAGGATTGGCGATTCGTCGCAGTGGAATTCTTGGCGAGCTTCCGTCTTACTGGATGACCCAGATAGAATGATAACTCACGAAACACAAAGTTTAGTTTTGCCCGGCCAACGTGGTAATCCTAAATGCCCTGATGGATACAATGTTCGAACCGAAAATCAACCGTATTGTGACCCAAATACACTGACTCTTTCGACACCAAACGTAAAATGTGAACCCATAATGGAACAAGGTGCATGCGTCGCTAAGGAGGGTAGATATCAAAATTTATGTAGTCCTCTTACTGAACGGAAATGTTTGTCTACACCTTTTAACGCGGATCAATTAGGAATGGCAAAGTTGAATACTCAGACAAGTTTAGCTAGAACACAAGGTGGTAGCCTACCCAGATCCGGTTCAAACTGGTCAGAATTTGAGAAGAGCGAAAATCCGTTTTTTAAACAAAGTATTAGCGGAAAAATGAGTTCCGATGTATGTGATTGGAAACCACATACATTCTACGATGGTCAAATATCTAGGGAAACGGAATATGACGGTAAAGAATTTTATATTTTATACAAAAGATCACAAAGTGGAACATGGTCTGAAGGTGGTGGATGGAATTGGGAGGGAGGTTACGATTCCAAATTTAACGAATGGGCTCAATGGTTTGAAGATAAAGGTAAGATTGTATTATATAATCTTGACGGTACCCTTAATGAAGATGCTGTGAAGTATCGCCAGGCAGTCCTTAAGAAAATGGGTGGTGATTTTAAACCAACAGAAATAGCCATTATTTATTATAAGATGGACGATACTAATGTGACAGATAGATCTAAAGAAATTGCGGAGCAAGCGGTAATAAATTATCATAGTGGTGAATAAATAGATCCAGGTTTAACGTACACGAATTTAAGTATATACCGAAATCCATCGGTTATTTCGGAGACCATGTGTGGTGCTCCGTTCGCTCTGACATATAAAATACTATTAGGCTTAGGTTCTAATGACTGTATTTTACCTGTTATCGGTTGTTTCCAATTAAACGTCATATCAGACGTATTATCTATCGTATATATCAATTCGTATTGTTCTGGATCATATAATTGTGTATCCGAGTGCCAGTTCATGTGTCCACCCATACCATACACGCGGTATTCAACCGGAACGTCTACACTTAATTCGTACCCACCGAATCCTAGTTTATTCTTAACTTCATCAGAATTTAGTAATTTGTGTATATCATGTGTTGGATCTATATAGAAACGTTTTCTTTTAACATTATCAGGGATATCTTCATCAACGAGTTGAGAATTGAATTCTAAACAATCTTTTTTAATTTTTTCATGAACAAATTTTTCAAAAAAATTAGTAGAGTAATATATTTTTTTATTTTTATATTCAAAAACCAAAAATAATAGAAGCGTCAGGATTAGGATCACGACGAAGAGCTTCATCTTGAAATCACGAAAGAAAAAAACCTAAGTCGATATGACATTTCACAAATTTTCAACATAAAGATGGAAGAACTTCAACGTGTAATGGCCGCCCTCGATTTCATCTCCGACAAGATCGGAGATGGCATGTACTTGGATATGGCTGATAATCTTAAGCGCATCCATGACAAACTCAACGGTGATAAACCGTTTCACGAAGACACCTTCTACTACAGTGATGATGATTCGGAACTTGGTAGCGAGGATGACAGCGACTACGAGTCTCCGCGACCAGCGGTTCGTGCCCCGTTCGCCCCGAATCTCGATCGAAGACGTCTCTCTGAGATTGCACGTCTCAGAGACCTACTTCTGGATATTGTGAAGAAGATGCACGAGGAGTACAAGGTTCTCACGAAGTGGGAAAAGGAAGCGAGGCGTACGGATTGGACCCCCATCAAGCGTATGACTGCGTTTCGAAAGACTCAGGCTATCAAGCTGTGGTGTGAAAATAACACTCACAGGGCTCCCGGTGGTGAGGCTGGGGAACTCGTTGGTCGACTATCCACCGCCGCCATGACGGGTCCCGGCGACTGGACCTGGGAAAACCTGATGGAAAACGGTCTTCGGACAATTGTGTTGAAAATTGGAACCGAGGAGGAGATTATCCGTGCTCAACGTGGATTCGTCTACTATGATGATCTTTCACTCAAAACACTCCAAAAGCTTCCCGCTTTTGAGAAGAAGATTCATGATGATTACAAGGAAGAATGTCAAAGGAAAATGACCGAATACTTTGAGAACGCTAAGTTAAAGGTGGTTGAGTCGAAGGCACAGATGACCAGGTTGGAAATGCTTTGTGTGGATACGGAGAGTGAGTTGAGTCAACTTGATGCTCCTGTCTATGCTCGCGATTACTGGGAGGTCGACGAAGATGCGAATGCGCCATGCGAGTTTTGGGTCGCCCCGGGGCGAATGGTGGACCATGGGTGGGAGATGCGGGTGAGCGAACGGCGCCGTTAAATAAATATCTTGTAATAGTAAATGGCTAACCTCAAACTTCTCCCCAAATCTATCGAGTCTAAAATGAACGCGCGTGACCTTAAGAAATATACCAAACTTCAAAAAGAGTGGAAATCTGTCTTAAAAGTTATGATTAAAGCGGAACAAATGTCTGGTCAATATTTCCGTAAAACCCGTAAAAACACGACTGACGCACAGATGAAAAAGCAGGCATCCCTCGATAACGCGACTTTAAAAGCTTTCTATTTCGCCGATAAGAAAAATGATGAATGGACTACCTTCACGGATCAAATGAGAAAAAAATATAAGTAGATAATAAAATGGTGAGGGCGTCAGGACCCATAATTAATCGAATGAGAAGAGATGGACGGCTTCCCGGACCTAGAACAACGCGTAGTACCCGGTCAGCGTCGTCGCAGGCGACAAACGTTTCTAACTCCAATTCCAATTCAAATTCCAACTCATCTTTTACTAGACGAGTACGAGCACGCGTTTCGTCTCCCCCATCTAATACACGTCAGATACGCTACAACTTTAATAGGTTTGGAAATTCCATGGCGATTAATAACAATAATAATCTACCCCGAATGGGGAGTCCTGTGGTAGCCGACAATCCCACACCAGCAAAGAAACTAAGAGAAAAGGCTGATAGAAAGAGGATGAAAGCATCTCTCAGTATGAAACGACGTTTAATCGCAAGTGGCCAGATCCCGGGTGGTCGGCACTGGGATGGGAAACGATGGCGCAATCTTAATAAAACCAACGTGAAGGGATTTTACCTGAGTGATTTTACCAACGCCGGTGCCGTGAAGCATATAAAGAAACATAAACGAGTGTATCTTAACGTAGACGTGCGCAATGCTAAGGTGCAACACGTATACGATAGGGATGGTATTATTCGTCTTCTCGTAAATGGGGGATATATGGCTAAAAGCCCTTTAACACGTAGAAATTTTAACCTTGAAAACGTTATGCCGTATTAAGTAATCCTAAGTCAAATTTTTCTTATATATTTTTTATAAAAAAATGTCTCAACAAGATATTTTACACACGATGATGACACAGCTGGACGAGGCCTCGGATAAAATCCCCGAAGGCCTCTACCTCCAGTTCTGTGATCATCTCCAAAACCTTCACAATAAGACTGGATCATTTTCTCGTATC